GATCATCAGATATATAATGCCCTTTACCATCTCTAGCTCGTACCAAACCTTTACTTGCTTCTTCTGCTAGCTCAGGTGGTGTTTCACCTTTTGGATCAGGAATATCTTTTTCAGCCGTTTCCACATTTACTTTAGGGGGACGACCTTTTTGTTTTTTAGGCATGTGTTTTTCAGGAAACGCCTGTTCCTCAGTAACTTCTTCAGTCAGTGGGTTTTCAGCTAGAATTTCATTCCAACCATAAATCTCACCGTCTTTGATGTTTCTGAGCCATCTTTTAGTTTCAGCCATTTAAGTACCTACCTTTCTCTGTGTTATATTATGTGACTCTGTAAATGTTTTACCCTGTTTCATTAACTTAGTCATATAAATTATATGCTTCTTAGTATGATGTTTAGAATGCTTTTGTAAAGTTTTCTTTTGTTTTTCTGTTAATTCTTTAGCCATACTATGTAACCCTCTTTACCTTCTTAGAACTTTTTTTCGAAGCCAAGCGGCTACGTTTTTCAGCAGCTGTGAGTTCCGAGGCCGTCTTGGGGGTCTTGGATGATACTCGCTTAGACGGGCGGCAATAAGGGTAAGCACGACTCTCTCCCTTTTGTCTTCCACACGGCTTGCCTGTTCTTACATCTACCCATTTTTCTTTAAACCATCTTTGTAAGTTAGCACCAGCTTCTGTTTTTCTCACTGCCATATCATTTCTTCTTCTTACTGTTACCCCAGTTAGCTGCACCAACCTTTCTACATTTTGCCAAAGCCCCTGAAGCATATGCTGATGGCCAAACTTTGTAGCGAGCTTTTACCTTATGGTAACAAGCGTCTTTCTTGGATTTTACTTTTGGTGCTGCCATAATATTACCACTTCTTACACGACCAGTATCGAGCAGTCATTTTGGAGGGTGGTCGCGTATCACACCCATGCCTTGCACGAAAATTCTTGCGCCTGCCCGGTTGATTCTTTTTGATTTTCATATTGGCATCTCCAAACCTAATGATTTTTTCTTTACCATTTTGACACGCTTTAACAACAAACTTCTTACCGCCCTGAACTTGACGTTTAGGTTTGTTACAAGCCATTTTAGATTTATCAATTGCCATAACTACTCCTATGTGAGTAGGGGGGCCTAAGCCCCCCTAGCCTTAACTTCTACGCACAATCAGCTACGAGTGCCCAAACTTTGATCTTTGCGGCATCAGTTACAGCACCTGATACACCGATAAGCATATCAATAGTGTCTGCAGTCGCAAAATAGTGACCGTTGTTATTAGCAATCAAAAGCGCACCGTTCGAGTTAGTAGTGCCCGCTGCGTTAGCGTCACCACCATCAACGAAGCCGTCCACATCGCCACCAGTTAGACCGATGTCAAATGTTGATGCTGCGCCTTCAGCAGTTATAGTAGTTGCTCCAACCGCCATCACTAGGGTGTTAGCTGGAATGCTTAGCACTTGGATAGAATCACCAGCAGCAAGTGCCGTAGCACCTGCAGTAGCTCTATCCGCAGTGATCTTAGCGAAGTCTAGTTCGACTTCCATTAGCCCGACTTTAGTAAGACCTTTGGCAGGGTGTGCCGCAGAACCTTTAAGATAGCCGTGCGAGTCTGTATATGCAGCCATGTTTGCCTCCTATTATAAGGTTACAATCATTGTCGCAAGAGCTTCAGGCTTAACGACTTTATAGCCGTAAACTTGAAGACCACGAATGATGTTTCCAAAAGTTGTTTCAGAACGAATAGTTTCCATATTTGTCATCTGTGATGCAAATGTTAATCCCATTGAATGTCCACCAAGTACGCTAAACTCACTACCGCTTTTTACAAGGTTGTGAGAAACATAAACAGTGAAACGGTCAATCATACCAAGTCTGCCGTTTCTCAATGGTGTGTTTCCATCACCAGTAATAGACGCGTCTTTAAGGTCTGATTGCTTGATTAGACCAGCCATCTTAGCAGGAATCACTAGAAAGCGATTACCTTCTGGACAGTTAGCTTCATCAAGGACTGTTCCCATGTCAACGATTTTACCAATTACATTTGAAGTGGTAAGCGCTTCAGGAGTACCTGCTACACCAAGATCAATGTCACCAGAAATTGCTCCAGCTGTTTGACCCTTGTTTGATGCAGATACACCAGTCAATACATCAGCCAAAACCCTTTGGTCAATTTTGATCTTCATACGCTCGGAAGCGTCTTTAGACCACATGTCCATTAGATTCATGTCTGTCTGCACTTGGTCAACATCGTCTTCGACACAGGCAAAGTATTCACCTTTATCAATTACGAGTTGTAGTTTAGCCTTGTCAGGATTCTCTACGGATAGAGTTTGACCCTTAACATAGGTTTGGATAGTGATCTCAGGAGTAGTTCGGATATTAACCGTATCACCCATGTTTCTGATCTCACCTTCGTAGTCAGTGTTTGAGATTGCTGCGAGCACTGTAGCATCGTAGAAATTCTCAATTAGTTTTCCCGACCAGATTTCAGGAATGAAATTTCCTGTGTATGCTGGGCTACCGGGAGATGTTGCGTAAGCCATAATGACCTCCTTAAGTTAGTAGTTAATTAAGCAACGTTAATGCGACCTTCCTGCTGTGCAGCAAAAATGTCACGTTCGATTCGACCACGCTCATCATCTCTTCCCTTAAATTTACCCTTTCTAACATCAGAGTAAAACTCTTTGATATCTTCCTGAGTATACGTTTGGTTCTGTCCAGAAGTTTTTACTCCATTGTTCCGGCTTCGTCCCGGAGCAACTTGTTTCTGTAACTGAGACTGTTGAGCACTACGGTCAACTTGAGCAGTATTAGTCGTACCATTTGCCCCTTCCCAAGTTCTAAAAAAGTTAACCACTCGACCTGAATCTAGATTCTTCTGTGCGTCCTCTAGGTAAGTCTGTCGGCTAATACCAGTTAGTGGATCAATTGCTAACAACCAAGACTGAAAGTCTGGATCGTTGTTAATATCACTCCAATTTGGTACTTCGCTAGCAATAGCGCCCCAGAACGTTTGCTCACCGGACTTCTTCTGTTGTGCTTGTACCTGTTGTACTTGAGGTAAAACACCTTGAAGCTGTCCTAGTTGTTGTCGCAACTGTGCAATCTCTTGAGAAACTTCCTCACGAGCTGCTTTCCGCATAACAGCAATGGAATCACCGTACTCTTTAACATCGTCATCTGTAATCAATTTATCAGCATGAACTGGTGTTTGTTGAGTAGGTTCCTGCACTGTGCTTAGCAGTCCTTCTAGTTGAGACACACGGGAAGAAAGGTCTCTGTTCTCGGCATTAAGCCTAGGAACATCGGCATTATACATCCCTTGCAACGATCTGTACTTCTGTTGCCAGTCATCTTGTTTCGGTTCTTGGTCGCCTGACTCCGTTTGCCCTTCCGGCTCAGACTGAGGTGCTTGTCCTTCTACACTGTCGGAAGTTGTAGGTTCTGCCACATCATTAACAGCCTCTGCAGGAGTAGCCTCGGCATTTGCCTGTGCTTCTTCTGTTTCTCCGTTAATCTGCTTATACAACTCTTGTACTTCCTCTGATTGTTTCTGAACTTGCTTTGGTATTGACATAATCGCTCCTATCGGTGTGCGTAATTAACAGCTGTCATTTTGACTTTGCTGAAATTGTTTCAGGGGACTGTTTTATTAGTTTAGTAACTTCTGACAAAACCTGACACCGCCCCTGTGCAAGTGCTGTGTTTTGCAAGACACTTGGTAGCGTCTGTAGTTCGTGATCACGCCATTCCTGTAGCCAGTTAAGCACTTCAGGATATTGACGACACACTACTGCTAAAGACTGAATAACCTCTGGTTTTGGATTTATCATCCAGCACCTCCAGTGTCACGGTTACTCACTGTATTGCCATCCATCCCTCCTTTAGGGGAACCGTCCGGTTGAGTTGGTGCGGGCTGCTGAGCTTGCTGTTGAGCTTGCATCTGCGCCGTTACTTTATCTTGGAACCGTTCTTTTTCCCTAGATGGAACAATGTCATCTACAGGCATTTGCAATCCTTTAGCCACTTCACGAAGTATCGCTGCACGACCTTCCTTACCAACGATTTGCATATCGACTTCGTTGGCGGTTGCATTAAGAAACTCTATACGGCGAACATTTACAGTCTCTTTGACTGCAAGGTTAACTGCACCTTTTGGTACAATGTTAACATCGCCTTTAATTGATTCGTCCTCATCATAACGCATATTGTAAACAAACTGTCTGTAAACAATAGGTTTAATAATCTCATTATCTATGTGCATAACAACTTGGCGTATACCTTTACCAGCTGCACCCATTAACATAGACAGACCAGAAGATGTTCTGCCAGCGCCTTGAACATTCAAGTCACCATAAACGTATGATGGTATACCTGAATGATCGTCAGCTAGCTTGGAGAATTTATCATAAACACCCATTAGTGTATTTGCATTGTCATCCGGTTGTGTAAATCTAACAGCAGGTGCACTAGAACCTAACGGGTCGTTCGTGACTTGCCAGATTTTCCACGGGTGGAGTTGCGTGATGTCTTCATTGGGCGGGATTCTTTCGAGGTTAACTTCGACTTGCGGGCCGGAAGATATCCCCATATTGTTGACCAAAGCCCTTGCAGCAGCGTTACAAACGTTCTGCAAATCTTCAATAATTTCTGGTATACCTTTACCCCAAAACGCACCGGGGCATTTAATAAACGATGTTTTAGCATATGGTTTTTCTCCTAACGGGTCGTAGTTTAATACTGCTTTAATAATGTAGTTACCTACGGCCCAAACGTTAGCATCATACTCCTTTGCTTCATCAGGTATTTCTTCGTCAGTAAGACCCCATTCTTTTAGCATCTTACCACTTACTTTACCCCAAAACTCTAGGGCATCATAAGTTGTAGTGGGTTTGTTAAATGTATGAAACTTTCTTTCTTCGTGTTCTTTAGAAAGCTCTACATCCTCACTAAACCAAGATGTGCCATTACCAATATCAAGAACGTCCCTGATAGCGTCTTCGTCATAACCCGGCACACCTATAAGGTCTGCGAGTTCCGAACGACTTAAAGGATGATGTTGAAACAAATAACCATCATTAAGATTAGACAAACCCGGCTCAGGATATATTCTAAATGGATCAACTCTTTCAAACTCTGGAGCAATAATCTCATCAGCTTCTACAGTAGTCCTACCATTTTCATATTTCCAGCCAAGTTTCCTTTGTCTACGAACCACAGGGCCTTTCACAAAGCCACATGGGTAAGTAACCAAATCAGTAACAAACTCATTAAACGATTCACCCCAACCGCCTTGTACAAACTGGTCACGGATTTTTACATCCATCTTTTTTGCACGGTTATCTGCACCTTGCAATAATTTAAAACGGTAATCTTGTGTTACCATTTCTTTTAATTCAGTCATTTCTTGTTGAGTAGGTGCTTGCCCGTTCATCTCAACAAGCTTTACAACTTGCTCAGCAAACGAGTTTTCTATTTCTGCTGTCTGTTGTGGTGACAAGTCAGGTATAGGTGTAGGCTCTAAACCCCACGGGGGAGAACCTTGATCAAGAAGAATATCACGCAACCAGCTTTCTGCCGCACGACATTTAACTTCTGTAATCATCATATAAACATCAGACCCACCCTGTTGGTTAATCTGTGCTAACTTATCTGCCTCATACTCTCCGTTTCTTTGACGGAGTGCTTTTAACATAATATTCTCGATAGGCTTCTTCGCCATTCTAGCGGCGTCCCAACAAGTTCGTAGGTGATCTGACAAACCCAAAATAAGAGGTTGGTTCTGCCTGTCAGCTAACTGTTGTTTAGTAAGAGCCTCTTCCTGCTTTACTAATTCTTCATTTCCTACGACTTGTAATACCATACTAAGATTCCAAATCTTTCATTTTTACTTCGGTGTCTTTATCATTCTTGTCTGTATATACTTTACCACCTGATCCATACTTTACAACTGCGCCCATATCTTTTACTTCTACAGGCCCACCTGATTCCATCATCTCTATGGTCATTACACTAGACATTCCACTTGTGTCCATCTTTGGATTATCTGAGTAAACAACGGATTTTTTACTGCCACACTTACCTTTCATTAATAACCTCCAATAAGTTTACAATTAAATATACACAGGAACAAGTATATACGCAAGTTATTTAAACGCAAGAAAAACCCACCTGCCGGAGCAAGTGGGTTTAAAGGTAACATAGTTGGAAGGTAACTATACGCAGATTGTATCAAGTCCATCCTCCTGCCGCAACCCTTTTTATTTCACGGCGTTGTACAATGAACCCACCCTCACCTGCATTACCAACGTGCAGCATAAGGTATTGTAGCGCTTCTGCTACATGCGAGTGTTTGTTTTTATCAATATTGCCATTCTTATAATGGAATCTGTATCCTCCCATCATTGCAGCCTTAAGCTGCGTACATCTGGGATCAACTAAAAACGCTGAATCCCCATCGACTTGCCTCATAAGGAAGTCGTCTACCGCAGATAATCGCGCAGACACGTTATTGGTTTTAGCAGGGAGAACTCTAAAACCTTCGGCCTTTATGATATCCACGGCAGACCTCTCGTCAGTTTGTGCACGTTGCACTCCTGCAGGGTCTGTAATGATTAAGATTGGTGCGCCCGAGAACCTTTCGGTCAACAGCGGGCGCAGAATGGTGCGGACGAATCGTTGAATGCCCATATCGAAACTAACAGCCTCATCGAGAATCAGGACTCGTCCGCGAGGGTCTTGTTGCCCTATAACTGCTGCTGGTGTCAAGCCTAAATCTATTCCAATTACAATAGGCCGCACACCATTGATTATAGGTTTAAGCTTTGCATGCCCCATATGATAGTCTGCTTTGAAGTATTTATATACAGGCTGACCTGCAGAGCTTAGCCCATACTCGCCGTCTATATACACACGGACATATTCATCTTATCTACCTTGGGTGTCGTAATAGCCTTCGGGCAGGTTTTCAACATTTTCTGCCAAGGAGCTTCTGCCCGAAGGTTGTTTGAATACATCCCACCCATTATCGTTCGGACTGACTCCATCTTTAGAATCTAAACCTTCCATTTGATAATACCACCATGTATCCATAGTCGGAGGGTTTGTATCCCCCCACATCCCAAACCATGAAGGGCCACCATCTTTAGCTGACGGGAATCGCCCTATACGTTTAGACATAGCATCAACAATGTCAGGGTTGATATCCCTGCACTCGTTGAACCATGCAAACGTTAATTCTAATGAGTTCAAGTTTGCAACATCGTCAGAGTCATCAAGAGCACGAAACATAATCTCACACTCTATATCTCCAACCTTGAAGAAATATGTTTTGGTAGTACGCATATAGTCCCCGCATATTCCGGGCGGAAACCAATCGTGAAAAGTTTTAATAGTCGTATCTTGTAGCTGTCTTGCAGTCTCACGAACAATAGCTACTCGTGATTTACGGATTCCTTGTTTGTTAGGCTTCTGCAATGTAGCTCGTCTGATAACTTCAAAACAACTTGCCACTGACTTACCTGAACCAACAGGCCCCATAAGCACACGCATCTTTGCGTCTGATGTCATAAACTCCTTACATACTTTAGAAGGTGTGTAATCTATTTCCATCTAACCCCAAGACCCTTGATTGTTTGTAAAAGTTTCATCAAACCAACCCATGTCTCCACAATGTTTGCACCACGAGATGTCCACAAGTTTGTCCCCGCATCTGTCACAGTTACCATGATCAATCCACAAGTTATCCACAAGTAATACATAGTACACTGTGGATGGTTTTCTTAAAATTTTTGTTTTGTATGTTACTTCTAACCTAGTTAGCTCTGCTGTCAAAGCATCATGCTCTGTTATATCCGTCAGCTTACAAGCCTTCGTACCCTCGTAGACCGTATCAAACTTCTCAAGAAGTGCCGAGGACAGTTTGTGCGTCATCGGGTTCTGCATCAATAATAGTTGCTCGGTGCTCTTGGTCTCCGAGATTAATTGTAATTTTAACTCCACCTGATCCTCCTTCTGCCAGAACATCATTCTTTGGTTCTAGCCCGCCCCACTTAACAGTAGACTTGATGAGGTCTGCTTTCACTGCAGCAGATACATCGGGACTGTGTATCAAAGTCAAAGAAGTTGTCAGGAGTTCTTCTGCCTGAGCACGGGCCTTAACTTTGAATGTCATACCCTTATCACGGATATCATTGCGATAAGAATCAACCTTCTTCAGAAAGACCTGATCTTTGTTGAACTTGATTATGTCTTCCGCTTTGATTGCATGTCTTTCGATTACTTCATCCAAAGACTCGCCGCTGCCCTCTAACATAAGAGCGACATCAAAAGCTAAACGGTCAGACCACTTAGTATGTTTCAATGGTAGCGTATCCATAAGTAAATCATACCGAAAACCGAAACTATGTCAAGCAGTAAACTTTACACGTTCATTTTTTGGCTCTTG